AACCAAAACCAAACTCTAAAGATATTACTTGGATCATAAAGGTTACGCATAAGGCAGTTCCTATCTAACCGCCTTACCGAACATATAAAGGAGTGTACACGTACACAAACGACTTACTAATTTAGGTACGATGAATAGCCAGCACTCTGAACCTAAACTAATAAGATTTTTCCAAGAAACATCAGAGGTGGCAACTTGTAATTTCATTCTTTAATTATCTTCTTTTTTAAATCTTCAATCCTTTTTCTTTGATCCTTGATTACAATTAAAAGTTCAGAGTTTTCTTTATAAATATCGTCTCTTTCCTTTTTAATAGTTTTTAATTCATCTTTTAACATTCCAATATTGTGCGCCAACATTCCTTTAGAAAAATCTTTTAGACTTTCCTCGCTTGGAATATTTTTATTAGTAATATCTTCAATCCAATTACTTTTTTGTTTTACAATTTCTTTTATGTATGGGTCACTCATTATTCTATTTCCTCTATTTTATCATTTGGAGTTAAGTCATAATTATTTGATGGCTCTTCAATTAGAGCTATCTCTTTTTTTGTTTCTTTAATTATTGCCTTAACGTGATCTTTTGCCTGTTCTAATACAGTAGTTAAATTAGGATAGTTGTTTGGATAAACTCCATAGATATATAAATCATTTATACTTGCAGCTACTCTGGACAAACCTTGATAGCGTCTTTTTAATCTTTGTACTTTACTGTCATAAGGTAAATTATAATCTACCTGAGGAATATACTTTTCATTCATTTATTCTTTTCCATTTTGTATTGTTAATTTTTATTTCTGATACTTTAACTTCTCTTTTTTCAGGTTCATCATTGCCAGCAGCTTGATCTTCATTTGAAAAAGTTTCTTCAATAATCAGAGCTGCATCGGCATTTATGGTTTTTAAAATCTTAGCCATTTAAACCTTTCAATTGATCTTGCAATACAGCTTCATCGTATTGCTTTGTTAAGGTTTTTTGTCTGGCATATATGTCAAAGAACTTTTTACCTACAGGTACGGATCCATCTTCATAAGTGATTTTATTTAATTGGTGCATCTTAGAAATATAATCTTTGTCAAAGAAAGCTTCTAAAGGAGCTTTTAAGATCTCAGATAATTTTAATAGTCTATAAGCACAAACTTGATTTACACCGTTTTCATATTTTTGAATTTGTTGAAATTTTAAATGTAATTTATCTGCTAATTTTTGTTGGCTAAGTCTATTAAGTAATCTTAAAAATCTAAGGTTAGTTCCAATAACTTTATTCATTTGTTCGTGTTCAGCCGTTCTTAATGATTTACAGTGCATTAGTTGCCTCCTTAAATTTTTCTAAAGATTTTTTTATTTCCTCTACAGGTAATGTCTTTGAGTTTTGCATTGTAACTTCAAAACATTGTGGAGTTATTTCCTCAAACTTTTTGCCTTGAGTTTGCATAAAAACAACATCTTCATTTTCTATTTTCTTTACAAACCAAGTACCGTTTAGTTGTGCGTATGGTCCTTTAGTTTGATCAAACATTGTTTGCACTGTTAAAGAGTGCCGTCTTTTTCTAGAGTTCATATTTAAATAAATCCTCCTCTGATTGCTTTTTTAATATAAAGGTTGATAGTACTGCTGCTATTCGAGACGCAGTTTTCTCTGTGAACTTTATCGTTTCACCAAAATTTGCCATAACTTGTAATTCTTTGTCGTGGAACATTTGTATATCCCAGTAAGGACAATCCATTTTCTTTTCGATACTTAAAACAGTTTCAGCTAAAGTTTTCTTTTGTTCCATTAGTTCTCTATTTTCAGCATTAGGAAATTCAACCACGTTATTTTGATTTCTGTTTTTCCAAGTCATTTAAATAAATATTGTAAAGTTTATTAATGTGTTTCGTTTTGTAAAAAGTGTCATATCCAGCAAATTCAATTTGTAACTTAAACTCATATAGAGACATTGGTTTTTGTTTTTGTTGGAAAGTAACTATCGACCAACGATGACACATCTTCTCTGTGAATTTCATCTGCTTGTACCAAGTAGTTAATTGCATCGATGTAACTGTCGTATTTATATTCTTGCATACATCTAATTAATTTAGCCATTGCATACATAAGACAAACTTCGTGCGGTCTAATTTTTTTTCCGATAAGTAAGGACCAAGCATCAGCAATTTTTTGCATTTGCTGATTAAATGATCCGTACTCATCGTTTTTTAATTTACGGATTTTTTTTAGTTCTTTACTGAGTTTTTCTATTTGCATTTGTTTTAAACTCGTCGTGTCCTTTTTGAATAAAGAACTCTACCGTTTTACTCATACTGATAGGCAACTCGAATTTTTTTTGAGATAGCTCTTCAAGCATTTTGTAAGTTTTAAAATTTATGGCTACTGACTTATATTTAAGTGGATCCATAATTTTATGCCTCCAGACTAGCTGGATCGAAAGATGTATTGTTATCTTCCATCGGCTCTACTCTGTGAAAATAATAGTAGTTTTGACCTTGTTCCAGTTTGCCACCACCTTTAGCTTGCGCCTTGTAGGCACCAAACCTATAGCTTTTGCCATTAATAACTATTGAACCTTTAAGATCATAAGAACTTTCTTTGACCTTATTAGTTACTGGTATTGCTAGACCGAGTTGTGGTCTTTCTTTTTTATCACTCATTATTGGATAGCTCCTTTTTGTTTGAGTTGGTTTTTAATTTCAGTGAAACGAACCATAAATTTTTCATAGCTCATTGGATTTTTATTTTTCAAATCCACTAAAAAACTTTTGTTATTAGTTAACCACTGTTGATATGAACCAGCGTGAGATACTGAGTTTAAGTCAGATAAACATTGCTGGATTTTATTGTCTTGCTGCTCTATTGCAGCAGATACTTCGTCTGCACTTGCGATATTGTCATTTGTTATTCCGCAAAATGCTAATGCACGTCCACAGGCGCTTGTTTCTGCGTTTTCTAATGCACTTGTTTGATTAATTCTTGAGGCTTTTCTATTCTCTTCTGCATAACCAGTTGCGATTAATTTATCATCAATAAATACTGATGCTTTCATAGTTACTGTATTCTCATCAGCACTAACTAATTCAGTTTGAATGGAAAGTTTTAAACCTAAGTTACGTCTAGCAACCGCAAGCCTATGAGCTACGGTAGCATATTCTTTTTGATGTATATTAATCATTTGACCTTTAGCGGTACTTTTAAAATCGCTAATGGTAGAAATTAAATCATCTATTTTTATTTTATTGTTAGCCATATTAGTATTGTTCCTATTAGGACGATCACTAATTTAAATAGTAGTTCGTCTCGTTTTTGTTTTTGTTCAGCTTTAAGCTGTTTATAAAATTCGTGACTATTAAAACTCATTGATAATTCCAAAGTTGTTTTGCGTGTTGTAGTTGTTCAGTACTTAAATTAGACCAAGCAAATGGATGATCAAAATTAGGATCAATCATTGCTACTGCGTGTTTAATAATTTCTTCTTTAGTCAAATCTTCATATTGTGCTAAGATTTTTTCTCTACGTCTAAAAGTATTACAAAGAATTTTAAAACAGTGTTGCAAACCTTCTTGAGTTAATTCTCTACAATTGCTGCTATCAAAAATTTTATATTCATCTTTAGTTAAGTAAACCAAGTAAACTGGTACAGAAAAATTATGATAAGCTGCGTACATCGCAACTTGCACTAAATGATTAAAACTAGGTTTGTTTGGTATTTTAGCTGAAATAAAACTTCTATCACCATTAGCTTTTATTTTACCAACTTTGCTCCATATTGTTTTTAACTCGACAATACCAGTAGTGAGAAAGGTTGGGAGAGAACTACCAGCATTGCCAAGTTCAAAATCAGTTCGACCAACGATAGGCACCAATAGTTTAGATTGGGATTGATCAATACTGATTTGTCTTTCACTAACAACGGTATGATGAGAAAGGTTAAGATCATCCATTGCAGCAAAACCATTATTAAGGACCAATAAAAGTTCGTCCACATATTTTTCTTTTTTTTCTCTGTCTTTATCGTCAACAGGTTCGTAAGATTTAAATTCTGCTAATTCTTGATTTATAATTAATTGTTTGTCTGTAGCTTTTAATTTATTTTCTGTAGGTGTTAGTTTTCTTTGTGGTCCAAACTTCCAAATCGTATTTGCATAATAATATTGAAGAACGTTATTACAAAACACACCAGCTTTCATTTGTGCATTCGCTGGTAACAATCTACGCTCTTCTTGAGTTAGGATTATGTATTTGTATAACCAAGCACTATCGCAAATAGATTGCTGAGTAGGTGAGTAATGATTGATTGAAAGTTTTGTAGCAAATAATGGCAAAGCATTTTCATTTAACGGATCGCTTAACTCGTTAAGGTTTTTTGAATTTAAAATCATATATGATGTTATTTAACATCATTGTATAATATTACAATATTTATTGTAGGAAATTACAACGCTTTAACTATTTTAACTACTTTAGCTGGTTTATCTTGTTTCGCCGCTTTCGCCGAGTCGTTCTCAATTGTTTTATTGGAAAGATCAGAATTAAACCATTGAATTAATGCAGCAACAGGTCCATAAAAAGTTTTACCACCAATTTTTTTCATAGGTGGTTTAGCGCCTTTAAATCTTGATGATGAATAATGTTTTAAACTACTTGGCTTTATTCCTAATAATCTAGCTGCTTCAGGTCTGCCTAAAAAATTTATGTCTCTTGCTTTATCCACCTAAGCCTTTTTTTTATTTTTATCCATTTCTTTTAAAGTTTTTAAAAATAAATCTACTGTTTTAGTTAAATCTTTTTTTTCTAATTTTTTTTCTCTAAGAGTTCTTTCTAAATTTGCTAATTGGTTTTTTAATTCATTTCCGTATTCTATTTTTTTGTAATTAGCATTTAGTTCGTGATAGTTATAATCTTTTTTCATAGCATCAGGATTAGTTAAAGAAACAAATGGTGCAATAAAACTAAATTCAATTTTTTGATTATCACAAATTATTTTTTTTGATGCAAAAGGATCAGGATTATAAATTGTTTGTCTGCCTCCTTTTTCTACTATGTAAATACCAAAAAAATATGAAGTACTAGTTAAACCAAAATCTTCTAAAGCGTTATCTTTCATACCAGCAATAACTAATTTGTTGTTATGATTTGAAACATCAACTTCATCTGATCGATAGTAGTAAGCAATTTTGTTATGCAAATAAGAACCATTAGATTTAATCTGAATAGCATTTAAATTTGGTTTATAAATATCTCTAGGAACATTTACATATTGCTCTTGAACAGATCCGTATATTTGACCAATTACATATCTATTTTCTAAAGATATTTCTTTGTAAAGGTCAACGTGACCCCAAACTTTTATTTGTAAAGGATCAAACAATAAATCAACTGGATCACAATTTAAAATTTTTGAATATTCAACTGCTTTATTTAAAGTTAAAGGTGTTTTTGACCTAATTTCTCTAAATACGTTTGCATAATCATTACCAGTTTTTTTTGCAAATTCTTTTGGAGTAATTTTATTTGAAAAAACAAGATCATATAAATTAACGCCTGTGTCCGCTGGTTTGTATGGTGTATTAATTATTGTTTTTAAACCTTTAGTTCTTGCAATAGACCAAGCTCTTCTAAACTCACTTTGGTCAGATAAAATTTTATTTTCTAAAATGAAAACATAAACTTCAGCTGCTGGTCCTGAATATTCTTTACAAGGCTCAGCAGATATTAAACCTTTGTCTTGAGTATAAAATAATCGAACTCTAACTTGATCATCATAGACAGAAACATTTTCTTTTTTTTGATTAGCTTTTTTTTCGTAAAAAAAATCAATTTCAAATCTAACTAATCTTAAAACACCTTGACCTAAAAGAGTTGGACCACCTTCTGGCAAAACAAGCCATTTAGTTTTGATGTTTCTATAAACGCGCTCTTTAGCTGCTATCATTAAATCCTATATATAGCCGATTGTAGAATTTTACAATAGTTATTGTTGACAAATAAGTTTTATTTTGTATTAGGCTAATAATGCCTAGAAATAAGATATATTCAGTGCAAAATTCGCCATTTTCGACGTGGCACAGAAACCATCACGACGGCATTTCTTATACAGATCTTGATGTTTTAGGCTTATGTCCAGCCTGTGCAAAAATCCTTTATGTTGCAGATACTATTTACAATAAAAACAACGATTTTTCAGGTAAATCAAGGTGGTTACAATCACCATATTGCCAAGTATCTGAGGCTTTAAATGTTCCTTATTTTGAGTTTTTTTACACTGTCAATGAAAGCTCAGAAAATAGAGATATTACTGACTTTGTAGTCAAACGAATAAGACCATTCAAAAAGGACCTAATTAAACTAACTCCAGATCAAATGCTTCAATATTTGGAGTACAAATCTTTAGTTGAACACGGACCTGAATGTCCGAGCAAAGACTACCTACTGAAAAGAGTTCAAGAAAACAAATCAAAAAATTTATTTGAAAGAAAATATAAGTATGTCCAGCTTTTATCTTAATGATCCATTAGTTCTTAATGAATTAAAATTAACTAACCAAGATTTTAGAATTTATAGTTATTGTTGCAGACAATTTAACGTTGTTAAGCTTCAATCATATATTCGTTTAGTTAATATTGCTGGTCAATTTCAAATTTCTTTAGAGACAGTACAGCAAAGTATATCTAATTTATCAAGGATCCATATAGACGGTTTGGCATTAATAAAAATTCACGATAACGGAAAATATTTAGTTTTCGATATGCCAAGACACAAACATTTTATTCAATCAATAGGATTTCAAAAATATAATCAAAGCAGAGGATGGAAAGCTTTGAAAGAACATACGCAAGGTTTTGTTAAAAAAAAATATTTATTTCCAAATTTAGATCAACACCAACTGTTTGATAAATTAATCAATTTGCCAAAAGATGAGTTTGATCGAATTAACGATAACGATTTAATGTTTAAATGGGTATATAAAGATGCAAAAAAGTATAGAACGCTTACTTGATGAAAAACTTAAATTAGAAAAGTACATTGTCGAAATACTTGACGATGCTGCTTTCGCTGAGCGTTTCATTGCTAAGCCTAACAACAATAGGTGTCCGTCTATGTTTAAACTGCTTGAGACTTATTATGAAAAAGATGACTGGGCATTTCACGAAAGACCAAAATTAAATTTACGTGCAACACCAAAGCAAATGACAAGATATAACTTTGCTATAGATATTTTATTGTTAATAAAAGATGACATATCAGAAAATCCTAGTAGAGATAGAAAGTTAATGTGGATGCGTGCAAATAGAATGCAGTGGAGTAAATTAGGAAGATATTTTGGTTTACATAGAACAACAATTAAAAAAGTATATGAGAATGTCTTAGATAAATTATCTAGTAAATTAAAAAATAACTTTGACAATTTCGACAAATTGTTTATCTATTAATTATATAATCTCAAAAAAATAATTTTCATAAAGTATAAGAAAACATAATAGTTGCACGATTAGAAAACAGCTGTATAATTTTGCTGTATCAAAAAAAGTTTTCTTACAAAAATAAGTTTGAAGTAATTTCTTTTTTACTTTTTTTTCTTTCCAACAGCTAACTTACAAAATGAAATTCAAACCTGATCAGTGCGAAAGCAATACAAGATCAAGTAACTATTCTAAACGATGTTTAGCCAAAGGTTATTATTGTAAAACTTCTAAAAAGTTTAGATGTAAAAATCACGCTGGAATGAGTACAGGTCCACGTACTTTAGAAGGTAAACTTAAATCTTTACAAAATTTAAAACAGTTTAAAAATGTCGAAGGAATTACAACTAACTCAAAGTTTATCAGAGAATATCTGTCAAAAGTTAATGACAGGAAAGCCTTTAACTCAGATCTGCAAAGACAAGGATTATCCAAGCTTAAGCACGATTTATAAGTGGATGAGCCAAAACAAAGAGTTTGCCGCAAGTATTGCCAATGCACGAAAGCAAGGCTGTCAAACATATTTAGATAATATGATTGAAGAGTTAGAACACGCAGACAATAAAAACATTATGGTAGTGCGTGAAAAGTTACATCACTATAGATGGTTAGCTTCAAAGCTATTGCCAATGTACGGCGATAAACAAGAGATCATTCAAGATACAAAGATTGAGATAACGTGGCAACAGCCAGCAAAGATTATTGATGCAAAAGAAATTAAAGATGAATAAGTAATACTTGGGTAGTTTGCGGACACAAAAAGGCTCTCGCACACGTGATGGAGTTCGAGAATAAGAATCATTCTCAACTGCATACTTAATAAAAGTTTTTGCACCAACACTGCACCAAAGTTTTAAATTTATATTGGTTTGTTTGGCTAGAGTGTTTGCCTGACAAGCTATTTACTATCGTAGCGCTATAGAAAAATGTTTTTTCTGCTAGGTACTACACCTCAAATTTAGGTCGCGGTTAGTAGTACGATTATATTCCTATGAGTAACACATTAACACTCCTTGACTTGTTTAGTGGCATTGGAGGTTTCAGTTATGGTTTTGAACGAACAAACAGAATTAAAACAATTGCCTTTTGTGAAAAGGATAAGTTTTGCCAAAAAGTTTTAAACAAACATTGGCAAGGTATAAAAATTTATGACGACATCCGAAACATCAACGGATCAGAAATTAAAGCAGACATCATTACAGGAGGCTTTCCGTGCCAACCATTCTCAATTGCCGGTAAGCGAAGAGGACAAGATGATGACCGTTATCTCTGGAACGAAACTATTAGAGTTGTTGCCGAAACAAAACCAAGATGGTTTGTTGGGGAAAATGTTGACGGCATTATTAACATCGCCAACGGTACAATCTTGCAGCAGATACAAAAAGATTTGGAAGCAGAGAATTTCCAAGTCCAATGTCTCGTTATTCCAGCTAGCGGTATCGGTGCGTGGCACCAAAGAAAAAGAGTTTGGATTATTGGTTACTCCAACAGCAACGCAAATGCCGAAAAGAAGCAAAGAAGCAATGGAAAAGAGGATAGCATTCAGAAAGAGTATTGGTCGAAAGACAGTGCCGTTCAGTTCACTGGAGGAACAAATAACAACAATGTTTCCAACTCCAACGGCAAGCAACGCAATGGATGTAGTCAATCCACCAGAGAACGTGTCACAAAACAGCAAAGGTTGGACAGTGAAAAGAAAAGGAACAGGAACGAAATTTGGAGCCAAGCTGAACGATGTAGTGAACAAGCTATATCGAACACCAACAACATCGGACACAAAGGATATGAGTTACAATCCAATAACTTGCAAAAAACCAAAAAACCAAATCAAGTTGCCTCATCAGGTATTAGAGAACAACAGACTTGGTGGCAAACTCAATCCAAACTTTGTGGAGTTCCTGATGGCATATCCTACGGATTGGACAAAGATCGAGCCAACAGAATTAAATCACTCGGAAACTCAATAGTTCCTGAGATTGCGTATCTAATAGCAACATCAATTTTAAAAGCAGAGGATGGCAAAAAAGAAACTAACTATACCTAACAAATTTAAAAACGTCTCAGCGTTTACTATCACTACGTATAACGGTGAACTTATGATGGTCTTTAATGGATTTGAAGATAACGAAGATATGTCTGAGTTTGCTGATTTTGTTTTTTCAAAGATAGAAATGAAATACTGGGATAAAGACAAAGTGCCGACTGTTCATTAATGATAAACTTTAGTCGTGTTTGGTCTATGCCAAGTCATAGAACATTTACTATAAAACCAATTAAAGAATTTTTATTAAAAGAATTAGGAAATGAATATATTGATCCTTTTCCTTATCCTTTTAAACAAGATGCAATAGAATATTTAAAATCAATACCTAGTAACTCAGTTAATAATCTAGTTTTTGATCCGCCATATTCACAAAGACAATTAAAGGAAAAATATCATAACAACGGTATTGCTTTTGACCACGAAATGAATGCTTCGTATTGGTCTAATTGTAAAAAAGAAATTTCAAGAATTTTAAAGTTAAAAGGCAAAGTAATTTCTTTTGGTTGGAATAGTAACGGTATTGGAAAAAAATACGGTTTTGAAATTTTAAAAATTTTATTAGTTCCTCACGGAGGACAACATAACGATACGATTGTTACTTTAGAAACCAAAATTATTTAATGCAATTACATAATGCCGATTGTTTAAAGGTATTGCCAACGATACCTGTATGAAAATTACAATACCTTATACTCCAAGAAAGCAACAAGCTTTCATTCACGAACAATTAGACAAACATAGATTTTCAGTATTATGTTGTCATAGACGGTTTGGCAAAACAGTTATGCTCA